CCGAGCGTATGCCGGAACTTGGTGAACCCGTCCTGATTTTCACAACGGACATGAATCAATTTATGGGCTGGCTTGAGAACCGCCACCTTTGGTCCTACGAACACCAATCTTGGTTCCTAACCGAAGTAAGCCATTGGATGCCTCTACCCCCAAACCCGCTTTAGCCCAAACAAAATGAACCAAATAATCTTATTTATAACGGCTTTTGTGTTATACCTTTTATGGTTTGTAATTACCATAGCCTTAATCATTACTATTATTGGCTGGTATTTTTTAAGCATAATGGACGATTATGGTTGGTTTGATATTCCGAATCAAATTATAGACAAAACCATAAATCCTTAAACATAAAAGACCCAGCATGGACCTAATCTCACGAACCATACTCGGATATACCGCAGAGGTTGTCGGAGTCAGCCCGGACGACATCTTGAGCGAAGTCAAGACCCAAGAACTGGTCCTTGCTCGGTCAATCTTCGCAGACATCGCCTACTCGGAATACCTCTACACCTACTGCCAAATCGGGCGAATCATTAAGAGGAACCACGCAACGGTCATGCATAACCTCGAAATCCTTGCCAAAAACATGAGAGCAAGGCCGGACATCAAGTTTCTGCGTACACAGGTTCTTAACAGGACACGGGATTTTTTGCAACATTAGCGAGAAGCCCCTCCATCTTTGCGTGAGTGAACGCAGAGAGCATCATCCTTGACCTTTATCGCAGCGGAGAAATCCGCAAGGCTTGCCTCACCATTACGGGGGGCAATCCGCTTTGGAAGGACCTCGAGCAAGAGGTCGTCCTGATTCTGCTCGAAAAAGACCCCGACAAGATTACCAAGATGCAGGTCCAAGGCTACCTGCGTTTTTACATCGTTCGGCTCATTATGAACCTGTATCGAGGGAACAACAACCAATTCGCCAAGAAGTACCGCCATCACGACGAGAGGGTCGAAGTGGATCCCGAAACCCAAGAACTGGGCAAGGACTACGACTCCCTGCTCGATGACCTTTGGGCTATTGCCCAGCAAGAAATGGACTCTTGGGCCAAGGACGGAGCGTTCCCGTACGACAAAGAACTGCTGAACCTGCTCATGCAGACAGGCAACATGAAGGCCATGTCCCGTGAAACGGGCATCCCGTACAGGTCAATAATCTACTCCATCGAACAGGCCAAGGCCAAAATCAAAACCGCAATCGAAGCAAATGGATATACTGGTTTTTCCAATCCTGATTAGTGCACTCGCTACCCTTGCGGTCGTGGAGTTCCGGGTGCTGCCGGGATGGTTCTATGCTTTGCCATTCGCCAAGCGGAAGCCGTTTTCCTGCATGACCTGCTTTGGATTTTGGCTTGGGGTCTTGCTGACCCTGCCGACCTGCCAATGGTACTTGGCCCCTATCCTCGGTCTTGCCTCATCTGCCACCGCAATAATCATTCGGGAATGGACCTTCAAATGACAGCCGACCAGTTCATCGTGGCCCAAAAGCATCGCAAGTACTGGGACCAGTACATCGCTTCCCTGACCATGCGACTGCCACCCGATGCGGTTGGTGAACTGCAAGCCATCTTGACCGCTCACGGACGACCGCCTACGAATTGGTGGTGCGCTGACTGCGTAAAATCGGCCCTCCAATACATTTACCTACAAGCGGACTTGTTCCTCGAAGTCAACCAAAACACCATAACCTACCCCCTAAATGCCCCTACCAATCCCGAACAATAACGAGTCAAGAGAAGGCTTCATCGGTCGCTGCATGAGCAACAACCAAACCAATGCGGAGTTCCCGGATACGGCTCAACGGCTTGCCGTTTGCGGCTCAACGTGGGAGAATCACAAAAGGCAGCAATTCGAGTCTTATTCGGACTACGGCCAAGAGATTCGGGCCAATGCCAAGCGAGGGATTGAACTGAACGAGCGGAACGGGAACAAGTGTGCGACGCAGACGGGCAAGGTCAGGGCGCAGCAGTTAGCCAGCGGGGAAGCAATTTCCCTTGAAACCATCAAGCGGATGCACTCCTACCTGTCCCGGGCAGAAACCTACTACGACAATGCAGACGATACATCGGACTGCGGTTACATCAGTTACCTCCTGTGGGGCGGTAAGTCGGCTCTCTCATGGTCAAGAAATAAACTCCGAGAACTTGGGGAACTCGAAGGCGAAGGATGACGAAGCCCAAGTGCAGGCTCGGATGGACTCGCTCATGATGGTGATAACCACCCTGTGCGACTGCATCGGAGCGGTGGACGATTCGAACTCACCGAATGCGTTTGCCGTGAAGATGAAGATAGTGGACAAGATTGACGAACTCATAGACAAAATCGAATACTGATGGGAACCAGCAAGGGCAACGGCAAGTATATTGAAACTCCTGAAAAGATGTGGGAGTACTTTGAAGCATACCGGGCAGGGGTCAAGAGCAACCCAAGGCTCAAGACGGTATTCCCCGGCAAGGATGCTATTCCCCAATGGGAACCCTTGGAGCGTCCGTTGACCTTGGAAGGCTTTGAGAACTGGTGTGCGGATGCAGATATAATTGAGGACCTTGGCGCCTATTTTACAAACAGGGACAAGCGATATGACGACTATGTAGCCATCTGCTCGCGTATAAGGCGAACCATCCGTCAAGACCAAATTGAGGGGGGCATGGTTGGTCAGTACAACCCATCCATCACTCAACGCCTCAACAACCTTGTGGAACGCCAAGAGAACACCGTCCACATCGAGCAACCCCTGTTTGGGGATGGACTTTAAGTACACGACCGCTATCAGCCGAATCCGTCGGATGACGGCCCGGAAGAAGGTCATCCAAGGCGGAACAAGTGCGGGGAAAACCCTCGCCATCCTTGCGGTCCTCATCGACATCGCAGCCAAGAACAAGACCGAGATATCGGTCGTGTCCGAATCCATCCCTCACCTACGGAGGGGTGCAATCAAGGACTTTGCCAAGGTCATGCAATGGACGGGCCGATGGGTCGCAGACCGATGGAACAAGACCCTCCTGACCTACAACTTCGCTAACGGCTCGGTCATCGAGTTTTTCTCTGCTGACTCCGAGGCAAGGCTGCGAGGTGCAAGGAGGCAGGTCGTTTACATCAACGAGGCGAACAACATCGACTTCGAGTCCTACTACCAGTTGGCAATCCGTACCAGCGAGGCCATCTACATCGACTTCAACCCGACGCATGAGTTTTGGGCGCATACGGAGGTCCTGCCCGAACAGGATGCAGAACTGGTCATCCTTACCTACAACGACAACGAGGCCCTGCCTGATACCATCAAGCGGGACATCGAACTGAACCGCACCAAAGCCGAAACGTCTGCGTATTGGGCGAACTGGTGGAAGGTCTACGGCCTTGGTCAAGTCGGGACGCTTCAGGGTGCGATATACGAGGACTTCGAGGTCGTGGAGGGTATAGATGTCAGCCGTGCGAAATTCGTCGCCCTTGGGCTTGACTGGGGCTTTAGCAACGACCCAACCGCACTCGTAGCAATCTACCGCCAAGGGGACTGCCTGCTGATTCAGGAACTGCTCTACGCTACGGGCCTTACCAACCAAGACATCGCAGACAAGTTGCGGACCTTGGGCATCACAAGGGCTTGGGAAATCGTGGCGGATTCAGCAGAACCCAAGAGCATCGAGGAAATCTACCGTCTTGGCTTTAACATCAAGCCAGCGGAGAAAGGCCCCGACTCGGTCAGGAACGGGATTGACATCTTGAAACGCTACAAGTTGCAGGTTACCAAGGACTCGACCAACCTCATCAAGGAATTGCGGTCCTACACTTGGGCCACCGACAAAGAGGGCAAGAACACAGGGGTCCCGATTGACTCGTTCAACCACGCCTGCGATGCGATGCGGTATGTGGCACTCAACAAGTTAAGAGTAAGCAACTCAGGGAAGTATGTTGTGGTTTAACTTTGAGGCATGAAACAAACAGCATTAGAATGGTTAGAGCAGAATATGCCAAATATCAGTAAACATATTCCATTAGGTATAGCATTGGAATTTATGGCTAAACTTAATCACGCCAAAAAAATTGAAAAAGAGCAATTAAAAGATGCTTACGGTGATGGGATAAACGCCCACAGAACAGGTTTTTGTAATAGAGATGAGTATTTTGATAAAGCATATCGTGCCATTTAACTTTGCCCTATGAACACCGAACGCATCATCGACCTAATCATCGAAATCGGCAAAGCGGTTGCAGCCGTTTTCTTTATCCTCACTTTACTGACCCTCCTTTGGACCTTATGAAAGTCGTCCACTACTATCACATTTATTGCGGAGGGAATTGGCAGTTAATCCTCAACCAGCACATGATGGCGGTTTGCAACTATGGCCTCATCGGGGTCTTGGATGAGATAAGGGTCGGCATCGTCGGGCCACCCGAACAACGCAAGGCGGTCAAGGAGGTGCTGGAGAACTCGATGGTGGCCGATAAGGTCAAAGTCGTGGTAACCCGGACCAACGCTTGGGAGCAGGCGACGCTGACCGAGATGTACCGGGCAAGTCAGGAAGAGGAAGCCGTGTACCTGTACGCTCACACGAAGGGGGCAAGCGACCCATCATTGATAAACCAGTTGTGGAATCGCAGCATGACCTTCTTCAACGTGGTCGCATGGGAGCGGTCCATGCAACTGCTCGAAGGCGTGGATGCGGTGGGATGTCATTGGATTACCAAGGAGCAGTTTCCCCACATGGCTGACCACAACAACCCCGACGGCTACCCCTACTTTGGGGGAACCTATTGGTGGGCCAAGTCGTCCCACATCAAGGAACTGGGCGAACCTGTACGGGACCACCGTTGGCAGGCAGAGCATTGGATTGGCAAGAAGCCTGACACGAAGGTCCACGATACCAACCCCGGATGGCCGGGTCCCGAAAAGTTTGTAATCACATTTTAACCATGAAAGACAAAGAACTGATCGCCATCCTCGACGAGTTAGACCTCAATGGTGCTGACTGGGACGGAGGAACCGACAAGGCCAACGGCCACAACTACACAAGCACCTATGCCAAGTACTTGGCTGAAATGCGAGCCGACCACATCAACTTCGTGGAGATAGGCGTGTGGCACGGAGGGTCTATGGCTATGTGGTGCAAGTATCTACCCAAGGCCAAGTTCCTGTTCTACGATATTGCCAACCAAGTCAAGCCAAAGGCTGACAAGCACATTGACTGGACTCGTTCAAGGCTTCACATCGCATCGGCCTACACCCCCGAATCCGTGCAAGTCGCAAGGGACTATTTTAAGAACGGCATTGACTTCCTGCTTGACGATGGCCCGCACACCTTAGAATCCATGTTGCAGGTCGTCAGCCTGTATGCACCGTTGATGAACCAAGGCGGTGTCTTAATGATTGAAGATGTGCAGAGCAAGGATTGGTTCGTGAACCTGTCAGCCGTAGCACCGAGCAATTCAATCTTTGAGGCCATAGACCTTAGCGAATCGGGTCGATACGACGACCTTATTGCCGTTTACAAGTTCTAACCATGGGCATCCCCGTAATCATCAACAACCGCAACCTGCTGACATGGCCCAAGGCGATGGTCAGGGACTTGAGTAAGTGGGAGGGGATTGGGGACATCTACATCGTGGACAACGGTTCAACCTACGAACCTTTGCTGGAGTGGTACGCCACCAACCCCTGCAAGGTCGTAATGCTTGACGAAAACTTGGGCCATCAAGCCCCATGGACTTCGGGCTTGGTGCAACAACTGGGAGAGCCGTTCTATGCGGTTACAGACCCGGACCTTGACCTTTACAAGACCAGCAAGCGGACGATTCCCATGTGCTTGGAGTGGCTGCAACAATTCCCCCAAGCAGGCAAGGTCGGCCTGTCGCTCCGATGGGATGACGTGCCTCCAAGGTCGTCGTACTACACCCACGTCAACAACTACGAGGCGACTCGTCAGCGTAACTCACGGGTCATCATGGCAGCGAGAGTTGACGTGCCTATTGATACGACTTTTGCCGTTTACAATCGGCAGGAGTACTTCATCGGTGGGGTTTCGTTGCTTGAGTCAGCGAGGCACATTCCATGGTATTACTCGGAGAAAGAACGCAAGGCTGATAAGGAGTTCAGCCAGTACCTTGCATCGGCATCGTCGGCATCGTCCTACAAAACCTTCTTGAAACTATGAAACTCCAAGACCTCACCATTGACCAGTTCCAACGCATCGGAGCCATTGAGTTCAGCAGCGTCCTTGGGGACTACGACAAGCGAGCAGGAGTCGTTGCAATCGTTGAGGGAGTGGATATATCAATCGTTCGAGAAATGCCCGCCAAGAGCGTCCTAAAGCGTTACAAGGCCATTATCAGCGAGTGGAACGCATTGCCCGCCTTGGGTTACAAGCGAAAGTTTAAAGCCGGGGGCAAGTGGTGGATTCCGACGGTGTTCACGGACGAGTTGACGGCCGGTCAGTTGATTGAACTCATGGACGCAAACACGACGGACGAAAAGCAACTGCTTCAAAACCTTCACCGAATCATGGCGACCTTGTGCAGGGAGGGCGGGTTATTCGGATTATTCCCGAAAAAGTACGACGGGGCTGCCCATGCGGAGCGAGCCGAACTGATGAAGAAGCACGCCAAGGTGGGCGATGTTTGGGGGGTTGTCAGTTTTTTTTTGCTAAGTTCAGAATCCTACTTGAAAGTTTTGAGCGACTATTCCAAGCACCTGATGACGAAGGCAGGGGAGTTGACGTAAGCCCTCTCGCAGGGTATGGTTGGCTGATGGTCGTGTGGAGGATGGCAAACAAGGACGTTCTCAAGTTCGATGCCATCTTCGCTAT